GATTGCTTCTTCTTTCCAACCCTTACTCTTTAAATACTCAACACTATCAGGATGAGCATCTATAGAACCTTTACCATTTGGTGAAATCATTTTCATAATTATACCTCGTTAAACTGCTACATCAGGTGCTGTTTCCTGAACATAGTAGTTGGTTAAAAATGTGAGAACAGCATAGCTTAGTGGTTGTTCTCCCTCTGTATTATATTCTATTTCAGTTGATTGTAAAAAACAGTCTTTTGCAAGACTATTTAATGTTGTATCAGCACTAATTGCTACCTCAACTTCTTTACATATCTTATCAACTTCATCATCAAAGTTGCTGGTTTGCTTAACATAAACCTCTACAATAAGTTCTAATTCTCTACTCATTACTCTATTTGTGCTTATGACTAAGGGTTCAGAAGTTTCGTTTTTTGTGTATATAACTAACGCTGGTAGGTTGGTATTTTCTAAAGGATAAACTCTAGTTTCAAATACATTACTACCAGTAGTAGTAAGACCAGTTAATACTGTACCTGCTCTTTCTCTGATTTGTTGTCTAATATGATTTGCCATTATATTTCTTCCAACATCAATGCAGAAAAACCTGTACGATCTGATTGAACATTAACAATAGTATAATTTTGTGCTGCTTTAAGAGTATTACCATCAACATCTTTAATTGCTGATACATTTAGAGTATTACCAAAAGCAATATTTGGCACATCTATAGTTCTACAATATGCAATAGGTTTTAGTGCTTCAACACCTGTACCTTCTACTTGCTCCACATATTCATTATTAATAATTATATTAATTGTGGAAGAAGAACCACCAACAGTATATGTAGCAGAAACACCATGACCAAAATTTATATCTAAATAAGAGGACATATCTTCTTCTGTTTCTAGCCTATATTCAGACATTATTGTTTCTCCAA